ACGCTGGCCGACAAACGATAGTTGTCTGCCACGCGGCGCATGAAACCGGGCTTGATGCTGGCCGTCGTGCGCGGGGCAAGCGCGGTTTGGCGCTCGATGGCAGCGAGGGCGGCGGTGATGGGTCTCATAGCGCCTCTCCCAGCAAGTCCAGATCAAATGCAAACAGCGTGGCGTGATCAATAGTCAAGGAACGCTTGTTTGGCGCGCCGCGGTTGGTGATGGCCGCCTCTCCAATTGCGCCACTGCCAAGTGATTTAACCCGAATTTTTCCGGGCGCGGCAAACATGTCGCTGATCCATGCCGCAGTTGCATACGATGAATCCGATGGAGTTGCAAAAATTTTGAGGACGTAATGCCAGTGCAGTTTTCCGACACCAACACTTTCCACCACGTTCCCGCTCAGGTCCTCGGCGACCAGCGCGGGTGTGACTGGCTGAGCATTGATGGTATCCCCTTCCAGCATCACGCTGGCTTTTTTCCACGTTGCTCCGCCATCGCGGCTAATTTCAATGTAATTAGCCATAGCGCATCTCGTTTCGCCGTAATTCTCCATTTACGGTGTCAATAATGAATTCCTCAACCTTCTTGGTGCCCAGATAAATTGGAACGACGATCTGTTTGACGATGGCTTTATCCATATTGCGATCTCCATCGCTGGCCCAATATGACCGTCTGGCAGATTGACTGCTATTGGACATGCCCCGCGAAAAACCCTGCGGATTGATAAGTGAGCTGCCGCGCATGGCTGCGCTGTACGCATTGACGGTTTGAGCCGCAGCTTGCGCCCCCGCCTCGGCCCCACCCAGCCCCAGCAATTTTTTAATGTCACGAATAGCTTGATCAATCAACCCGCGCAATGCCTGCACAACCTTGTCTCCGTTTGCAAGAATTCCATTCACCAGTCCTTGAATCATTTGCGTGGCGATGTTGAAAAAAACAGCGGGTAATCCGTTGAAAAACTTTTGGATGCCATCCCATATTCCCATTACGGTTTGCTCAATGGTTTCCCACGCGCCCGCCCAATCGCCATTCAAAATCTGCATAGCGGTTTTGATCACACCAAGCACGATGTTGATCACAGTTTCAACAATGGCTTTTATGCTGGTGAATGCCCCTTCAACCAGCGGCGCAAGCACTGGAATAACAGCATCAAAAACGCTTTTTATTGCGTTGAGAACCGTTGTAAATGTTTGCGATATAAGCGGCCAATTTGCGACCACCCACGAAATAACTTTCTCGAATTGAGAAATTACAAAGTTAACAATGGGGACAATAATTGTATTAACAACAACACTAATGCCAGCGAGAACATTTTGGATGGTCGCGCTTATCTGCGGCAAATTTGCGACCACCCACGAAATAACGCTGGAAATTGATGTTTGTAGAACACCGAACACGCCCTTCCCTGTCTGCGCTTGCTGTGCCAAATTTGATACAAATTGCCCAACATCCGACAGTGCTGTTTGCACCCGCGGCAATACAGAAACGGCCCACTGCACGAATGATTGTATGAGCGGCAAAAGAACAGGCAAAAGCCGTGAACCAATTGAAACGGAAAACCCCTGCACCATCATCTGCAAATCTGCCATTCCGCGCTTGAATGATAGGGCGCTTTGCACACCTTCCTCGCCGAGATCAAGCCCGAATGCCTGCGCCTTTTTCCGCGCACTTTCCAGCCCGCCATTTGCCAGCGCGTGCATGGTATCGCTCATGTCCTTGCCGCTTTTACCAAAAAGCTGCATCATCAACGTGCTTTTTTGCAAGCCATCTGGCATTGCATCCAAAGCCGTTGCGGCATCTGTGAGAATTTCTGTGGCCCCGCGCAGGTTGCCATCAGCTCCCAGCGCATTTATTCCCAGCTTTTGCAGAAGCTGCCCGGTCGAACCGAGTTTTCCATCAGCATCAACCAGCCCCTTGCTTAGAAAAGCCATTTGCGTGGTGATGTTTTCAACATTTCCACCTACTCCGCGAATAGCAACCGAGATGGCGGCTGAATCGCTGGCATTTGTGCCCAGAACATCGCCAATCGCATCAACACTATCTGCCCACTCGGTGACTTGTTTAACAGAATTGATGGCTGCCGCGCCAACGCCTGCTATTGCTGTAACTGCAATAACACTTGCGGCTGCAATACCAGTGAATGCGGTTTTCGCCACGCCGCCCAGATCGCCTAGCTTTTCTCCGAGCGTTTTTGTTTGCTTGGTTGTGGTTTCCTCTGTTGTGTTTAACTCATCAAGTTTCAGCTTCAATCCGATGATGTTCAGTCTTGATTTTTCAACCTGCGGATTTGTTTCGCCGAATCGCGCTCTCAAGTTGTTCAATTTGCCGGATTGAATTTCAATTTCGTTGTTGAGTTTGGCCGCTTCCAGCGCCATTTTTTGCTGGCTGGCGGCGGCCTGCGCCCCGCCTGCGGCCCATGTGCTGCCAATTTTCCCCGCGCTCCCGCTGATTTGTGTCGCCGCGCTGGCTGTGGCTGAGGTGGACGCGGCAAGGCCGCTGATAAACCCGCTGTTATCAGCCATCAGTTTTACAACCAAACCTCGCAGTGTTCCCATCGTTACCCTTTCAGTCCTTCTGCCCACGCCCGAATGTTCATGGCGATCAAATCGGCTTCTTCGTCGTCGTCAAACTCGTCTTGTTTTCTGCCTAACATGAAGTCTTTTGGCTCAACCCGCTCATCTTTTTCCCCGCGATTCACGTTTACGAGAGCCGCAATAAGGCTGGCAAAATGAGCATTGAGATCGGTTGTGCCAAACGGCTCAATCTGGAAATACGCATTCCATTCGGCAAACTCGGCTGAATCAATCTCCGCCTGCGCTTGCCGAACGGATATGCCAAACGCCAGCGCTAATCTGAACCAGAATCGCCGCTCTGGTCGAGCGGCAAGCCTTTTCCCAATTCCTCAACATCCTCCTCGCGCAGCCCGTTGATCTTTTGGGCAATCTCATACAACCGCGAAAGCACAGAAGCCGATTTCTTGCCCAGCTCCCCCGCGTCCGCATCAGAAAAGATGCGCTGGCCGCTCTCATCAACGATCGTGCGCACAAGCAATTTCGCTCGAATGTTTTTGAGATTGAGATCAGTTTTCTTGCCGCGCAGCGTCACGATCTCGGCTTCAAACGCATCGCGTTCTGTGCCGCTCATCGTGGTGATAAAAACAGTGATGCCCCACTCTGGCACTTCCGCCCGTTCTTTTTGTCGGTCGCTGGCGGCCAGAATTAGATCGCGCAGGTTTTTTGTGTCACTCATGTTTCACCCTACGGGGTAATGGTTGGCGCGCCAGTGGGCTGCACTTCAACCTCGCACAGGTATGCCCCTTCCTGCTCAGATGTTCGCCCCAGAGTTTCAATGTGCGCAGGAACGGCGATGATCTCCGACCCGTCCTTATCAGAGAAAGACATATTCACCGGGGTATCGCTGTTAAAGGCCGTTGTGATGGCCGCATGAGTGGCCGCGGACTTATCCCACACCAGCGTCATTTTTGCCTTGCCCCATTCTTTCTTTCCAGAATCAAGCCATTCCTGCCATCCGCCGGTTGAATCGTGCGTTGTGACATCAACCAGCTTCTTTTTCATGTCTGGATACTTGAATTCCTTGACTTGAGCAATCGCGGTGAGGGTTGCGCTCACTGTGATTTTTACAAGCACTCCATATCCTGGGTGTTTTGCCATTTCATTCCTCCAAATAAATAAACTTGTAGTCGCAGCGAACAATCGCCGCTCCCTCTATTCCAGAATCTTCATCTTTGCCCGCTTGATTGCAGACAAAGATTTTTAACGTGTTTGTCCCGTCGCCCATTTGACCGTTAAATCCGTGTAGCGCGTTGCGCAGAGCGGCGGCCAGCGTTTGCGCGGCGTTGTATGTTTCTGCCTGGCACGCAAACTGAAACATGGTCGTGACAACATTTAACGGCCCGTCATGCGCCAGATCATCATTGCCCAGGCTAATCTCCTGGTATGCCATCGCAGGCATTGGCGCGTTTTCGGGAATGAGCTGCGGGTAAAGCCGCGTCCCAATCAACGCGCCTACAAGCGCATGATTTGTGAGATGTGCAAAAAATGCCTCATGCAGCATCATGCCGAATCAAGCCCCCTTTGCATTTCGTCCGCCATCGCGCCAATAATTTCGTCTTCGTGTTCGTCAATAGCCGGTCTCAAAAATGGCTTTGCCGCCACACCCCCGCGCTTTATGCTCTGTGTGAATACGTCCATGCCGTCCGTTGCAAAGTGCATCACACCTTTTGATCCATAAACTTTCCGGCCCTTTCCGCTTGATCGTTTGGTTCTGCCCTTGACCAGATTCACTTCAAACGGCTGCACTCCATACTCCCGAAAACGCCATCGCCAAAACTTCCCTTTGATGCCGATGCTGGCGCTCTTGTTTGCGCCGCCAGCGTCATCCAGTTCAATTTCCACCTCTGGCCTCGGAGCGCGGGCGTTGGCGTGTTTTTGCACAACTTTTGCGCCAGCGCGCAAAATGACAGAGCCAAGCGTTGATTGCGCGTCTACGCTCAACTTACGAAACGCATCCTGCAACTCCTTGTCTCCCGTTACCAGTTTCCCGGTGATTTGCGCTGGCATGATTTACAACTCTCTGCACATCAACTGTGTGCGCCGATGGTCATCATCCGGCTGGATGATGCTCTGAATAAGCCATGTTTTGTCGTCAAACTGCACCCGCATATCCGTAGTAATGGTCGTGATGCGCCGGACTTCAAACGTCATCGTGATTTGCGATTCTGTTTGCGCGCCTTGCACAAACTCGCGTCCGCTTACCGGGTTCACGCTGGCCCACAACGTTTTGAACACCGGCCACGCCCCGCTCACCTGCCCCGCGCTATCCTGCGCCGTCGGCGGCTGGATGATGGAAATTCGGCGGTTAAGTTGCCCCGCTTGCATCTAAAACCTCAACAAACGAAACGGCTCAATCAGCGCGTTAATGCCCTCTGGCACCTGCGTGATGATTGTGCCGGTGATCGCCACTTCGCGGTTTTCATACAAGTGGCCGCACATGATGCGCACCGCGTGAACGAGCGCGGGTGGGATTTTGTCCGCCGCATCCCATCCGCACACATACTGCACCCGCACGCCACCCGTGGCCGCCAGCTCTGCGCTGGG